AGCAGCCACCAACTCTGCCGACCGCCTATCGTCCACAACAAACTNCTCTCCGGTGGGACGGTACTTTTCGGCAACGCTATCATAAAAGCCCCTCTTTGCCATCATCTTGACCATGGCATTACACCACCGGCGTCACGTCGAGCTCGCCTTTGACCATCGCCGCAGCATCCCATTGCTTCAGGTCATCACGGGTAATGACACGGAGTTCTGTGCTGTCACGCCGCCATGCTTCGCCGCCTTCCCGGGTGCTGGCCAGTTCGTACACGCCGCGAGTGAACCAGACGGCATATTGTTGACCGTTGCCAAGGAAAATCGGAGCAAAGGTTTTTCCGGCANCNGTGTCTTCCCGAGACGGTAAATACCGGTTCGAGATAACCGCCACCGGCCGGCCGAACAGNAGCTTTCGCCCCGGTTGCGTAATGTCGTCTTGCAGCAAAAACCGGCCTTGTTGGTCTTTCTGCGTATCCAGCCAATGGTACCCATCCTGGTTGGTAATCACGACTGCACTTCTGCTAATGGCCGGATCCAGTTCGACGTTCAGAATGCGCTTGATTCCATCCAGATCGGCCAGCGTTTGAGCGGCCAAGCTATTCAATAGCCCCACAATCAATGTATTGCGCGTAACCACAACTTTCCGCGCAATCCAGTTGGTGACATAGTTTAGGATGTTTTGATCACTGTCTCTCAAAAGCTCGTTCGTAAGAGGCAAGAAGCCGCCACGTTTTTTCAGGTTGTAAGTGACAGGTACAAATTTCGGGTTGTCCAACTCTTGCGCCGGAGCATATTCATCCAGCACCGGCAGCGGCGTCATGGTCTCGTCTTTTTCCAATACACGGCTGCCGCTCAACGTGTTAACCGTTTCAACCCGGATGTACTGTGACAAGTCGTTCAATTCGCGCATGATCGTGTTGATTCGCGTCTGGATGTCTTGCGGCACGATCAGCGAGCTGTCACCGTCTGGGTCAGTGGAGACGCCGCCTTCGTGCATGACGTTCAGGACGTGGCGGCGATAGCTGTTTACCACGTCAATTTCGTCAGCCGTCAACTCCCGGCGGCGAATCGCTTTAACAAAAGCCTTGGTGTATTGTTGTTCCAATTCAGCTTTGTCTTTGCGCTCGCCATTAGGCAGTGAGGCTTCAATTTCTTGTTTCTCCTGTGCCTCCAACTCCTTCAGCATGTCGATCTGCTTCCGCAAGGCGCGGACTTCTTCCATCGCCTTTTCAGCATCCTGTACCCGTCCCTCACCAATGGCCAGACGGGCGTTCTGTTCAGCTTGNGCCAGTTTAGCTTGCAGTTCACGCATTTGATGCGTCACTTCCAATCACCTCTCCCTAGATTTTTAAGCAATTAAAAAGAGTTGCCTGTGAGCAACTCCAACTCTAACTTGAGCATTTTCAATTTGTTCTCAGCCTCATCATCCCGCTCCCACGGTGCCCGACGACCAAATTGGTGATAATGGCTCGCCAGGTGCTGTCGGACACGCTCCTTGTCGGCCTCCGGGATGTCGGTTTGGTCCAACCGCTGCGCCGCCGCAACGACGCCAGCCCAGACCACCGCGCCGTCGCTCGGACGATGGTGCGGGAGTTTCAGGTCAGTGTAAGTAGACGGAGGCATCTCCGGTGCCCAGGCAAAGTGCCCGGCGATCTCCCGTTTTTCCTCGTCGGTGAGTTCATCCCATCTTTTGTCGGTAAAATCTTCAAGGTCCGGCGCTTCCCACGGTGTATCTTCCGGTGCCAGCTCGCGGGAAACGTCTTCCGGGACGACGCCGTTGTAGACTTTACGTTTCAAATCATCAAACATAAACGGTTGAGGCGGACGCTGGTACCGCGTCAAGTCAAACTCCANGCCATTGACGACCATCCGACCCGGTGCAATGATGGATGCCGCCACTTGCTTGGCTTCCTCAATTTCGTCAGCAAACCCAAGCTCCACCGCTTCACTGGCCGTCATCCATGTTTCGGCGTCCAACAACTTGGAGATTTCATCTTTAGTCAGTCCTGTTTTGGCCTGGTACACCGGGATCATGGCTTCACGGATTTTTTCCAATTCAGCCGCAATCTGCAAAAATGCGTTTGCGTCGCCCCAGGCATACGTCCATGGGTTATGGATCATCATCATTGCATTTCTCGGCATAATAACTCTGTCCCCGGCCATTGCAATCAGTGACGCTGCCGAAGCTGCCAAACCATCAACATAAACAGTAACCTGCGCTTGGTAACGGCTTAGCATACTATAAATCGCCTGCCCGGCAAACACGTCNCCNCCGGGGGAATTGATATAAACCTTCAANTCCTTAGTGGCACCAAGTTTTTGCAGTTCTTCCCAAAACAGTTTCGGGGTTACTTCATCTCCCCACCAGGTGGTGTCGCTAATTTCACCGTAGAGCANCAACTCACCAACGCCCGGTTCGGCCGCCGCGCGGAATTGCCAGAANTTCTTTGCTTTNCTCCTCCTCAATGTCCTCACCTCCTTCCGAGTTATCGNCAATGCCGGCCGCCACGCTCGTCAGCGGCGCCGACGCTTTGTTGATGTAGAGTTGATCNCCGCCCGGCTCCGGTGGCAGCTCCTCCCACGCCCGCACCTCGTTTGGTTTAAGGAAGCCACCTTGGATGCCAATTTGATAAGCTCGGTACCGTGTTTCGATGTCCGAACGGACAATCGAATCCACGTTGAAGCGCACATAAAAACCGTCGGCTCGTTCCGACGGCAGAAACAATTTGTACGTGAATTCTTGCTCGTACTGGGTAAGAATGGCTTGCAGCGTGTCAGCGTAGAATTGCTTTTGCTGTTGCTCGATGTTGGTGTGGGTAGCCCGACTTAAATCATTCAACTGGTGCATCTTTACACCGAAGGCATTGGCGATCTGGCGGATGGTCAACTGGGACGTCTCAAGAAACTGAGCATCAGTCATGCTCAGTTCCAAAGGCTGAAATTGGTAGCCAATAGGTAGCAATGCCACCCTGTGGGCGTTTTTCAACCCCGCGGCCATTTGTTCAAATCGATCCCTGAACAGCTTCTCAGCTTCCGGGTTCAGATCACCTGTATAGTGAACGATGCCCTTCACTTGGAGCCCCTGGCGGAAGAAGTCCCTGACATGCTTCGTTCCAGCCGCGCCGGATTCGACCAACCACCGGAGATATTGCAACGGGCTGACGCCAACGATGCCGTCCAGCGTCATGGCCTTCAGGTGGATAATCTCATCGGGTCTAAGTCTTACTTCTTCGCCGCCGATGCGCACAACATACCAAACGCTTTTGTTCCTGCTGAAAATTCCACGGTCATCAACCCAAATTTCAACAGCTTTAAAATCAACCGGCCACAGCCAGCGGATTTTTCCACGGTCTGGCCCGGATTGCACCACTTCTGGCAGGATGTAGGCGTTCCCGTGAAGGTTTCTCTGAGCCTCCACTGCTTTGAACATATCGAAGGCGGTCATGTAGGGGTTTGGCCGGCTTTTCAGCAAAGGATAAAGGTAATGATCCGGTTTCTTTTCAATGCCTTTGCTTGTCTCTTGGTATACTTTCAACGGCAGTTTTGCAACGGCTTCACTCAAAATTTTCACACAAGCGTACACTGTTGCCTCTTTAAGAGCCTTTTCTCCCCGGACGTTGATTTCATCTGGGTCAATTCCAAGGAATTCTAGAAAATCCCGGTCATTGAGACTGAACTCTTTATCCGCCTTGTTTTTTGTTCGCCTAAACCATCTTGTCCATCTCGGTGCCATCGGCCTCACCCCTTTNTAGCCCCAGAGTTTGTCCAAAAATTCATCAGTCGCATATTGTGAGATGTCAATTGTTTCAGTGCCCGCAAACATCGCCCTGGCGTGGGCNTTGATAAGCGCTGCTAACGGGTCAATGCGGTCGAATGATTTGGATTTGTCCAGCATGATGTTTTCTTGCGCATCTTTCCGCGTCACAGCGTTTCCGACAGCCCAAGTCAGCACTTCGTTTTTGTCGTGGATGATTTTCTTTTCAAACACTTTGGTGCGAAAATTCTTTGTCGGCTCCGACAAATACCGTATTCCCTGAGGAATCTCTACCGTAACAAAGCCATCTGCTTCCAAATCCTGCATTAAGTGGCGGGCATTGTAACGGTCATAGCAGATTTCTTTGACTTCCACGCCATAGCGCTCAGGAATACTCTTTATGAACTCGCGAATGTAACTATAATCCACCACGGCACCCGGCGTCGGCGTGATCCATCCTTGCCGCACCCAACGGTCGAACGGCATCTTGTCAGTCTTTTTGCGCTCCTCCAGACGTTCCTCGGGAATGAAAGAATGAGACAACACAACAAACCGGCCATCGCCCAACGGGACGCTGATTGACACACTGGACAAGTCCGTGGTCGCAGACAAGTCTACTCCAACGTATGCGTCCAATCCGGTAATTGCCGGTAATTCATTCGTGCCACATGCGGCCCANCGCTCNANNGGGATGNACGCNTGCTCCCGTTTGTTAATCCAGATATTCATGTTTTTGGTGAGGAAATCGTCCATCTTATCCGGCTTCTCCAGCGCTTCCCGGAACTTCGCCCGCAGGTTTTCCAAGCCCTCCGGGTACGACGCGGCGATGGGGTTGGCTTTCAGCCACGCCCGTTCATCGTGAATGTCGTCAATCAAATTTCCATCCTCGTCTCTGTCTAGTTCGTTAACCATCGCAAAATAGCGGTCGTTTTCCACTGGACTGTTCGGATCGAGCAACTTGGAAACGTATTGATATTCGCTCCGGTAACACGGGTTTTCCAAGTCGTTCCCGCCGTCGTGATGATCATCATCAGCGGCTGCGGCCTGGCAATCATGCCGGAATCCAACACATCATAAATCTCGGTTGTCTCATGGGCATGATATTCNTCGATGATGGCGCATTGTGGGTTCAAACCGTCGCCGGTCTTCCGGTCCTCTTTGGACAGCGCTCGNATAAANGANCGGCTTTTCGGATGGTGGATTGCGCCATATTTTACTTCGTACTTACCCTTGAGTTCCGGGCATCCGGCCAACATCGCTTCTGCTTCGCGCCAAACAATCCTGGCCTGTTCTGTTTTTGTCGCACCGATGTAAACCTCCGCCATCGGCTCACCAAGCGCCATCGCTTCATACAACGCCACACAAGCCAANCTCTGCGACTTTGCGTTTTTTCGAGCCACCTGCCAGTATGCTTTGCGAAACCGGCGGTAATCAGTGTCTTTGTGCACCCAGCCGTAAATGTTCCCAAACACAAAAATTTGAATCTCGTGTGGCTGGATATGTTGCCCCTTCAATACACCTTTGGTGTGTTTGAACAGTGTCATCCACTTGAGAAAGCGCATGGCCTTCCGTTCGTCGAACACGTAAGGGAATTCCTCAGTTCCCTCTCGTTCAACGTCCCGAAGGAACCGCATGCAGGCCCATTTGTGTTTTTGGCAGGCCACCACCCGTCCATCTATCACGTCGTGGGAGTAGTCGATCAACCATTCCTTCAATCCAACGCTCATACGTTCCCGAACTCCCGTTCAAACGGCGTTGGTTCTTTAGGCGGATCTTTTGGGATCGCCAATTTCGCCCNGGCNGCCGGTGTNANACCAAANTCACTTGCCAACGCCCGCATCTGCTCAGCCAATTGCTTCTTCTTCGTCATAAGCGGGTGCGCAACTTTGTTTGTTTCTGCGGCCTTGTTGGTGTATTCCACCATCAAGCCTTCCTGCTCAATNATTTTTGTGCAGTTAATATAGNNCACATAGGCATCACACCAAAGAGCCAAGGCATGTATATCCACGTTGGTAATAAGCTTTGTGTGCTCCAGCTCCTTGGCAATCTGCTTGAAAACCTTTTTNGCNTCNTTGGACAACCAGGAAGGGGGCTTGACTTTGTCGTCCTTTGGCCGGAGACGTTCCTCTGCCGCTTTGCGGGCCTCGATCTCAGCCTTGGTCAGTCGGTTTTTGTTGCCGTCAATCAAGTGCAATGCAATCGGCATCGCTTTTCGCGGCATATACCCTACCCCCTTTGTTTCAATCCCTTATAGGTAGGCTACAAACAGTAACCAGTATGCGTGTAGTCCATAGCCGGAATGAAGTTTCAATCCCTTATAGGTAGGCTACAAACCCGCCTACAAATCAGTCGGAAACGTAAAGGCAACGATGTTTCAATCCCTTATAGGTAGGCTACAAACAGCTAATCGTCATCAAGTCCTGTGTCCGTGTCCCCGCAAACACCAGCGCATGGCCGCCGGGCTTCAAAACGCGATACACTTCGCGCCAAATGGACGGCCCCGGCACAAACGAATCCCACGACTTGCCCATGAAGCCCCCGCCACGATGGACGTAATCCTCTCCGGCAAGCCATTTCGTTAGCACTTCTTCGATGTCCGGCTCTTTTGACAGACCATACGGCGGATCAGTTACCACGCTGTCTATGCTGTTATCCGGCATTTCACGCAATACTTCGAGACAATCGCCGTGGATTACCGTGTTTATCGCAATTTTGTCCGCTACTGCGGTCGTCAATTAACCACCCCCGTAAGCTTTTCTACGCCCAGTTCGCCCATAATCGCGTCCACCTGCGCG